TGCTGGATTTGAACCAGCGACCTGGCGATTATGAGTCGCTCGCTCTCACCACTGAGCTAAAGGGCCGGGAGCAGAATAATAATGGTGCGTAATTAATTCTGCAATCTCATCCGTTTCAAACGATTAAACCCTGAACTTCCCTGACTGTCTGCTCAAAACGTCCGGTCTCCAGCTCAACGCCAATCGCACGACGCCCGAGCGCCAGTGCCGCTTTTACCGTTGAACCTGAGCCCATAAAAAAATCTGCAACCAGGTCACCCGGACGACTGCTTGCGCTGATTATCTGCTGCAGCATTTCTGCCGGTTTTTCGCACGGATGTTTCCCGGGATAGAACTGCACCGGTTTATGTGTCCACACATCCGTGTACGGCACCTGCGCCGTCACACCAAAATACCGCCGCAGATGCTTATATTCACTCTGCAGCTCCACATACTGCCGGTTCAGTGACGTATACGTATCCACCAGCTGGTGGTGGGGCTTTTCCAGTTCACCGCGCTGATGTTTCTCTTCTGCCACCCGGGCAAACAGCGACTGTAATTTCAGATAATCGCTTTCGTTCGGTAGCTGCCACTGACTGGCACTGAACCAGTGCGACACCATGTTTTTCTTTCCTGTGGCATCTGCAATCTGTTTTGCCGTTATCCCCAGGGCCGCGCGCGCATCACGAAAGTAAGAAATCAGCGGGGCCATCACATGCTGTTTCAGTGCACTGCCCTTCGCCGCATACCCGGCATCTTTCGGACGATACGGCCCCTGATAATGTTCCGCGAACAGAATGCGCTCTGTGGCGGGGAAATACGCCCGCAGGCTTTCCTTGTTGCATCCGTTCCAGCGTCCGGACGGCTTCGCCCAGATAATATGGTTCAGCACACTGAAGCGTTCACGCATCATGATTTCGATATCAGATGCCAGGCGATGACCACAGAACAGGTAAAGACTTCCGGCAGGTTTCAGCACCCGCCAGAACTGCGCCAGACACTGGTCCAGCCACTTCAGGTAATCATCGTCGCCCTTCCACTGGTTATCCCAGCCCTCAGGCTTCACTTTAAAGTACGGCGGGTCCGTGACTATCAGGTCAACAGAATTTTCGGGTAACGACCGGATAAATTCCAGGCAGTCGGCGTTGATTAACTCACAACTGGATATTTTTACAGTATTAGCCATAGATCAATAAGCACTTCTCTGATAGGCTCATACCGCTTTTGCGCAAAGCAGATGGGCCTGAGGTTTGCTTGTGACCCCAACGCATGAGCAGATGGCTGGTGGGTGCCCCTAACACCCACCAGCCGCCCATTTACCACAAATAAAAAAGCCTTCACTGCGGAAGGCGTCTGTAACAACCGAACTGATAGTCTGCCAGACCCGCCATAACCAGCTGGGTCAGTATTAACTGGCAGCGTTCGCGTGAAAGGTAAGTATTCTGCGCAATCTCCCCGGCTGTCGCCGGTTCGGTGACGCTTAATTCATTAAACACCACTCTGGCGGTTTCTGTCATATCCTGCTGTTTCAGCATGTCTTTTTCCCTTTTCCGGTTAACGTGACACACCAATAACTCTTGTCGAAAAAGCCAGCAAGCTGAAAGACAGGTATTCACCGCCACCAGCGCGTTTACTGTACTGACGCGATTTCAGTCATAAAAAACCCGCCAGGCGGCGGGGTGTAAAAAATCTTCTAACGTCAGGCATAAAACGCCCATCGTTAGAGCAAATTTACCACAGATTCGGGAAAAATCAACAACACTATCGCGTTACCCTCTTTAACTGCCGCTCCGCCCATGCCTCTTCAATGTCAAACCGAACCACCAACGTATCGTAAAAGCGTTTCACTGATTTTTTCCACGTATCAAGCGTGATAGCACTCGTCACTTTGCATATGGCATTAAATGCCTCCGTTGATGGTAGTCTTTCACAGCCACGACCACCACAACGCTGGCAGTCTCTGATAACAGGCATACCACGTTTTACCGACTCTTCACGATGAATGGCGACACCACGCCCACGGCAGTCTTTACAGGCAGTGGAAATCTCCCCCTTCCCTTTACATTCAGGACAAGAAACTTTCACCACCTCCCGAATTTTTTTCCATTCTTCCCAGTAAGACGGATACACACCTTTCGTACACTTTGCCCATACTGGCGGCTTGCCATCCGGATACTGAACCTTGTTTGTAAAAACTTCGCCTTCAATAAATTTTTCCCCTCGGCAACAGGGGCACTGCTTTTTACTCGCTGCGCTGCGGGCATAATCCTCAAAAGCGTACGAAGCCATAATGCGCATCACTACCGGTTTTATTTCTGCCGGAAGTTTTCTCAACGCCGCCACACGATCGCACCGACTGAGTGCATAATCTGCCAGTAATTCTGTTGCCCGCGCCCTGTCATTCATACTGATGCCCATTTTCCCCAGGAACGCAGAAAACCCCATCTCAGCCCGATTCTGTGTCATGCCCTGCGCGGCCATCACATCAGTGATACTCAGCGCATCTTTTGACGTTGAGGCCGATGCATCGGTCAGGCAAGGGGATTTTGGGGAGTAGTATTTCGGTAAATCTTCCAGTTTCATTTTTTGACCTGCTCTTCATGCATTATGGGGTAAATCTTCACCCCCAGACGTCCACCAGATACTGGCTGACCACGAACGATATTGATTTCATCAAACTGCTCATCGTCCATTAGCAACCCCGCATGCGTCAGCGCATCCAGCGGCGCTTTCAGAATATTGTCCAGATCACGGCGGCGCTTATCCGGTGGTTCTGCAATAATTTTTATTGCCAACCTTCCGGACAGGCTTAATTTCAGCCGCTGCTGGCGAACAATAAGCGCCACTGCCCGGCGATAACGCTCCCCGGCTTTTGATACAAAATATGTGCTGCCACGACGACGCCAGTAAGTGTTCACCGTTGGCGGGTAAGGCAAAACAAATTCTATGCGTTCAGTCATTTATGCTTTCCACTTCAGAACACCCGAATTTCTCGCGTGCATTAAAAAACGAATCAGCAACAACAGCTGGCTGCCGTGTTTTTCTTCAAAATCTTTTACCCCGGCGTGTAGTTCGCTATGGCATTTACGGCACAGCGGAATAACAAACAAATCATCAGCCTTTGTTCCCATCCCTCCCAGTCCATGACCAATGATGTGATGCGGATCATCTGCCTGATTGCCACACGTCATGCATTTCTGCGTTTTTACCCAACGCGTGTATACAGGCATCTCTTCCCGTTGTGATTTCTGGCGCTGGAGATACTGAGCCGGTGACTCCGGATCAACGGCAATGCTGACCACCGTCTTTTCCTGTGGCGGGTTTTGCTGGTGGGCGTGAGGCAGCGGCGCAAGATTTTTTGTGCGCTGCTTCAGTATGCTGGTGGCGGTCTGCTCTCCCGGTACGATGTCGCTTTCACGGTACATTGAGCGGATTTTTTCCGCACGCAACCCCAGCGAACGACGTAATACCGCTTCCGGTAGCGCGTCCGCCAGCTGATTGCGGACCGCCCACCAGGATAATTCAGCCAGAGATAATTCACGCTCCTGCGTACCGCTTATTGCGTGACCGATGACGTCAATCATCCATGCTGACAGGTTTTGATGAGCAAGTTGCTCGAGTGATTCGGATGTCTGGTCACGCAGCTGGTTGTCGCAGTGCCAGCACAACACCATTGCGCCGGTACCATATCGGTGAATAACGGTTTCGCTGTGATGATAATCGCCGTGTGGCCACTGGCAGGATTTAATATGGCGCAACAGCCAGTCAGACAATGCACCAGCACCACCAGCAGCACGAATTACCCGTGCGTTACTGAAAAACGGCAGCAATGTTTTGTCTTCCACCAGCGGCTGGCGAACGGCAGGAACGACCCCGGACGGCATATTACGCATGCTTTTCGGTTCCGGCTCCACCAGTACCCGGGTATTGTGGAATACCGGCATGGATTCACGGCCCGGCTTAACGACCACCAGCCCGAGTTCCGGTACCAGAACAGGTCGAAGTAATACCCGCACGTTACCTCCAGATGCGTTGCTGGAATGTACGGGACGGACGCGGTGGGCGTTCGGAGTAAGGCAATCTGACTGAGATTATCCAGTGACGGTAGTCGAGGCTAAGGGCTTTTTTAACCTCGTATCCGCGCCTGCGGTAACACTGAATTATCCATTCAGCCTGCTCTTCAGTGCATGGTGGATGCTGGAACCAGTCCGATTTGAATGCATGAAAACGCCGTCCGCACCTGCTGGCAAAGACGGCAGAATCATCAGAATTGTGTAATTTGGTATCGTGCGCCATCGGTTGTCTCTGCTGGCGCAGCAGGTGCCAGTTGTTCAGGCTGGCGTATAAAGTATAAATAAACTGGTTCCAGTGTAAAGCCCCTACATTAATGGAATAAAAGTCAAACAACAGATTGTTGGGATAAACACAACGCTTATTATTAAAAGCGATTAGATAAATTAAATTTTAATGTTATGCAATTTTACCAGATCACCATAACATCTCGTTTGAAACCACCGAAACAACAACCATATCAATATTGATTATGTTAAAGTGAGTAAATATGGAAAACAACAAATCTGCACATTACGCTCCTTTTTTATCTGTGATACTTTTTGTTTTATGCTGTGTGTGGGCATTATTTTTATAAAAATATTTACAGATAAAATAAACCCGCCGAAGCGGGTTAAGCGCGGGTGCGTTGAGGATGCCTGACACATCAGAGGCGGCGAGGGATTTCTCCCTCGCCAAGTCTCTTACTCCTCAGGTTCGTAGACTGTGAAGACAGCGACCTCCATCTGGCCGGTTCGGATTCGTACCTCGCAGAGGTCTTTCCTCGTTACCAGTGCCGTCACTATGACGGTTAAACAGATGACGATCAGGGCGATTAACATCGCCTTTTGCTGCTTCATAGCCTGCTTCTCCTTGCCTTTCGGCACGTAAGAGGCTAACCTAGATTTGCCGTTCATAGATTGAGCCTCAGATTAATGTTAAGCGTCTTGCAGGACGCGTAATGTTAACTGGGGCTTTTCTCTATCTGCCTTTGGTGTTCATGCCTGAGGCAGATAGCCTCAAGCACCCGCAGTCATTCTACTTAACTAAGATTTCCCCGCAAACCGTTTTTGTCCAGCACAATAAATATCCAACTAAACCAATGGAGTTCGCTGTATTTACCGCCAGTATTCAATGCACATGACCGCCATGAACACCCCTAAAAAAAGGGCATTTATATATCCAAATATTAATATCAAAACATCAACTTTTTCCATATACCTTGCTGTGAAGATGATGGGCATACATGATACGAACAACCAGAACGCAACAAACAAAAACTGCAATGCGTTTTTCATTATTCCTCCTACAATCAATGTGCAATTACATTTAAACACACCTCAATTTGGCCGGACATATAAATATCTAAACTAGAAAAAATCACTTACATAGCGTTACAAACTCTTTAGTCTAAAGGTTCATCGTAAAACACTCCCCATACTTATCAGTCCGTTCCGCGCCAGGTAGCTTATTGCCTTATCTGGCAACCTATAATCAGGTTTCCGCTTTTTCAGTTGGCTGGTCGTTTAACCGACATAGTTAACCCATTAATCTAGTTGCCGGATGTTGGTGGATTTTCGCGTTTTAGTTGTTCATAAAAGTGCACAGCTTTAACCAGTTCTTCTGATGTAACCAGGGCTGGTGAGGCAGTGAATAAGGCCTGAATTTGATAGTTCGGCCTGTCGTTACAATCCTCTTTTTTCGGTACATATTTCCAGTCAACAGACCACTACTTCTCCTGAAAGTCCGTAACGCCTTTTTTCACGTAGCGATATCGCCATGCCACTGGTTTTGCTTGCTCCGCCGTTTCATACCCTTCCTGATAATTAATCTCGCTCATTCATCGCCCCACTCATCACAATATGCTTCGACCGGATTTTTTCCTGCTTCATAATCATCACGCCATGCTTCAGCATCAGCAGCACTGCCACCACGTAACTCTGCATAGTCCATTAACAGTTCATGCCATTTTTCAAAACTGACGTTGTATTTAGTTGAACCAAAATCAGCCATTTTGCTCTTCCTCTTCGTCTTTTATTTCGTGATATGAGTAATTGCAGTAGTTAAAGAAAATATCTTTTGCTTCGTCATGTATTTCATCAGGCGTCGCATCAGCATCCACTTCGAATTCATCCTCGAAATCTCCACCAGCCATTCCCGTTTCAATAATTATTTTGAACTTTCGCATTTCACTACCGCCCTTTCGGGTGGCCTCCTGCTGTTCTGAGGGTGCAGAAATCCCTCCGGTTAAGGATTAAATTTTTAACAGTGCTAAATTTAATTATTCAGTTTTGGATTTTGTCACCCTGCGTATCCACGCTTTCCCGTTACGCTCAATCTGAATTAGCTTTTCTATATTTTTTCGCCTTTCCCGTTCCTCCTGGCGCAAGAGCCTTACATCATCTGCCAGTCTGGTTTCTCTTTTCGCCACAGAGAGCATCCAGTCAAATGGCTCCACAACTGCACCGCAGATTTTACAGCGGACCTGACGCTCTTTTTCGTCAACCCGGACAGAAGCGTGATGGCAATATGGTCTTTCCGATGGCTCATAAAGAAAATTAACCTGATTACGAGGGTCATCCTCTTTTATCGGAAATAAAACGATATTGCTTAACTAATCCTCTGGTTTTATTTCCATGCTCCTCTCCTTTGATGCGAATGCCAGCGGCAATTGAAGCCTGATAGCTAATTTCACTCACAGTACCGCCTCCTGAAAATTACCCTGATAGAAAGCCAGTACACGCTGCATAGCTTCGCTCTTCCGGCACTCGCGACAGATTATATTCAGGCGCCTGTCGTAGCGGCGTATTTCTCC